TCGGAATGCTTTTATCATTTCGCCTGTCCACACTTCGGTGAAAACACCGACTCTCAATATACCAACCGGAGCACCAAACAGTGGCGAAACGATTGCAACTACATTAAGGGCTATTCCACCCACAACAGGAGCGATACCCACGGCGGCAAACATAACGCCCCCCGCCAGAAAATTGACCATTAAGGCCAGGCAAAACACTAATACTTTTTTCATCTTTGTTAATTATAAATTATTGATTTTTTTATAAAATACGTCTTATTCCCCTTTAAAAGCTGGGGGTTCTTAAATGGCAGGTTCGTAACCGTATTCCGCTTTGAATAATTTGACATAACCCTCTTTGTCCTCTGAACGCAAACGGATAGCCTCATCATACGGAACTTCACTTAGTTTTTTGTACTCGGTAGATTCTGCACCTCCACGAGCCAGATTTATGAAGTCACCCGGTTTGCGCGTTGGAGCCATCAACTCAAGTGTTTTTGTCAATTCATCTACACCGATTGTTTTTCCCAGGTTGATTAGCTGATCCCTTTTATCGGCTGTGATACGTTTCAACGTAATAGCACCATCAACTAAAGCGGTAAGGGAAATAACTTTCTGTTCGTCGGCTGTTTTTTCCAATCCTTCTACAGCTAATTTTTGCGTAGCAATAACACCTTCCAGTTTTGCAACCTTTCCGGCAGATAGTGTGATTTCAGCTATTTTTGCTAAAATCTCAGGTTCGGTTGCCGTTTCAGACAGACCCAATTTTAATGCAATGAGTTTCATTGATTTCTCGTTTAAATGATTATTAATTGGCTTTAAAAATTCGTTTTCTCCACCCGCTTTTAGGGTGATTAGTTTTCCATCGTTGTACAATGCCAGGGCATCATCGTTGGCACCCATGTCAGCTACACTTATTTCAATAAGTTTACTTTTAGATACCGTTTCATATCGCTGACCTGGCAATAATAAATCAGGGTCTTCCGTCCGTTCAATCGGGTCAAGTCCGGCACTTACCATTTTCAATGTTCCGGCATCCCATTTGGCTTTAATTGTCCGGCTAAATTCATCTGCCTCATCAAAGTTCAATGTTCCCAAAAGCTCATCACCTTCAATACGGACATTATTAACAGTACCTAAAGGAAGTACTTCGTCTTTTTCCCCTCTGAAAGCCCGGTTATGCATCCACAGCATAATTGGATTACGCAGATATTGTGTAATATCAATACCGCTGGTTAGTACCCGAAAGCCGAAGCTGTTCAATTTGGAATTGCTGATAACTACTTCATAGCTCATTTTTCTTTGTTTTTCAGTTTGATTCAAAAAACCCCATTAAATTCCTTTAAGGACTTAGCTTTCTCTTATTTGTGATGCAAAGAAATACCTTTCCCATCACCCACAAAAAAAGTACTGCCAATTTGTCACACATTTTTTTTAGTCCACACAAATAACCCCAAATTTGCAGCGTATTAAACATGTCAATATGTCAACAAGGAAAGAACAGGAGAAAAAGAAAGAACACGCCCGGATACTATACCTGCAAGGTGAAGCGCAAAAAAGTATAGCCGAAAAGGTAGGAGCGTCCGCGGTCAGTATTTCTAAATGGGTAAAAATGGGTGGGTGGGAAAGCGTTAAAGCGGCACAAAACATCACCCGTCCGGAGTTGGTGAATAAGTTACTGGTAACTGTCAATAAACTACTTGATGAAGTAAATGCCAGTAATGATCCTGCCGCTTTAGCGGGATTAAGCGATAAGCTTTCAAAACTGGCATCGGTTATTGAAAAACTGGATAAAAAGGCTAACATAGTTGACGCAATAGAAGTGTTTATGGCTTTTGGCAAATGGATGCAGTACCGCTCATCATTTGATGCCAGTGTTACACCCGAACTTGTGAAAGCAATCAACAAGTTTCAGGACCTGTATATTTCCGAACATCTAACAAAGTAATATGACGGCGGCAGAACAGAAGGAAGCATTAAGGGTATGGAAAGAACATTGTACATCCGTGCAAAGTCAAACTACCGTAAATAAGTCGGAAACTCAGGCTCAAAAGTCAGCACGTATCGAATTAGTGCGAAAAGACTACAATGCTTTTGTTGCCTACTATTTTCCTCATTACTGTGTGGACAAAGAGACAGGTCTTGTTATACCCAATGCAAAGTTTCATGTTAAAGCAGCCAACAAAATAAAGGATAATGCAGACCTTAAGGCTGTATTTAAGTGGGCGCGTGGTCACGCAAAATCTACCCATGTAGACATTATGATTCCGCTATGGCTTAAATGTCAGAAGAAGCGTGAAATTAATGTGATGGTGTTGGTGGGTAAAAGTCAGGATAGTGCCGATACTTTGCTGGGTGATGTTCAGGCTGAACTTCAATACAACCAACGGTACATAAATGACTTTGGAAAACAATATAATGCTGGTAGTTGGACGGAAGGTGAATTTGTTACGGCTGATGATTGTGCATTTTTCTCGCGCGGTAGGGGTCAATCTCCTCGTGGGCTTAGGTACAAGGAAAACCGACCCGATTATATTGTTATTGATGACTTGGATGATGATGAACTGGTAGAGAATGAAGCGCGTGTAAGTAAGATGACCGACTGGGTAAAAGAAGCGTTGTTCGGTTCTTTTTCTGCAAAAGGTGGTCGGTTTATTATGGTAGGCAATCTGATAGGTAAAAACAGCGTACTGGCCAATATTGCAGCTATCGAAACGGTATATGTACTTCAGGTAAATGTGAGGGACAAAAACGGTGAACCTTCGTGGCCGGAGTATTGGACTGATCAGCGGATCAAGGCGAAAGAACTCTTTATGGGATACCGTTCGTTTCAAAAAGAATATATGAATAACCCCATTACCAAAGGGGCTGTATTTAAAAATGACTGGGTGAGGTGGAAAAAGTTTCCCGCCCTGCATAAATATGAAAGCATCGTTGCCTATTGTGACCCTTCCTTTAAAGGTACCACCAAAAACGACTATAAGGCCATAAAAGTGTGGGGCAAAATAGGCACCGAGCTTCATAATATTAAAGCATTCGTACGGCAGTGTTCGACTTCAGAGATGGTGCGTTGGTTTTATGATTTACATGAATCCATGCCCGAAGGTGTCATCTGTGATTATTATATGGAAGCAAATTTTTTGCAGGACATTATCTTAGATGAATTCACCACTGAAGGTAATCTTCGGGGTTATCAGTTACCTATCCGACCTGATCACCGTAAAAAGCCGGACAAGTACCAACGTGTGGAAGCTGTGAGTCCGCTCTGGGAACGTGGTTTTGTATGGTATAACGAAGCCATGAAAGCCGATCGTGATATGCTAACAGGTATTGAACAGACCCTGAGTTTTGAAAAAGGCTCTCGAACGCATGATGATGCTCCCGATGCCGACGAAGGTGCTATTTACATTCTTCAAAAGCGTACCCGTTCAGAAATCTATTCTCCCTCATTGGGTGCCCGGTCAAACTCAAAAAACACCTGGTAATGCACAAAATAATAACAATCAAACATACATTATGCTAAAATTCTTTTTCTTTCTCAAACGCATGTATGAAAATATCCTGGTTAAACGCGCTGTCAGAAAAGCGAACCGATATTTTCAAATCACGGGTAACAAATTCTTTGTAATCTGGTATAAAGATCACTGCCTTGTCAAGTCTAAACAAAACCTGAAAGAAATGATCAAACTCGGTGAATTTGAAAAAAGCATAACTATTGCACGCATTGAGAAAATGGCACTTTATTGTACCCGGTAACTTTTCAAACCTCAAACTTTTCAAACTCTTTAAACCCTTTTTATCATGTTTTTAACTCAACCCGATTACTCAGCCGTTACCGATGCCGTTACACTCGATGTAATTCAGCAGTCTGACGAAGAAACCCGACAAAAGGCGGAAAAATATGCCATTGAAGAAATCAGTTCTTATCTGCGCAACCGCTTTGATGTAGCCACTGCTTTTGCTGCTACTGATGAAAATAGAAACGCCTGGCTGGTTATGATCACCTGTGATATCACGCTTTATAATCTAATTGCCTGGTTACCCAAAAAG